ATATCCATCCCTTCATCAACTTCACGAAAAGCTTCAAGAGATTGTTGCCCAAATTCGATTAGCTTTTGAGATAGTTCACCCAATCGGTCTCCAAACTCCATGAGGATATCTGCTTTTAATAAACCATTGGTTTGTTCAAGACTTGCTGCAGATTGTTGGGAGGCATTGGAAAGCCCCTCCATTTCCTGTTGGAGATTGTTATAGGCTGTCTTAGTATCGTTGAGTGTTTTCTCAAGCCGATTGGCTTCGACAGAATTCTCGCCATATTCTGATTTGGTTAGTTCTAACTGACGTTCTAAATTCGCAATTTGACGCTCAACGAGTTCAGACTGACTAGAAATTCTTCTTTGTGCTAAGGCTAATTTTTCAGATTCTGAAGCATTTGAACCAAGCTGACTCTCTTGCAAACGAAAGGTTGAATTGAGTTTCTCACTCTCTGATGCTAATTGGGCCTGTTCAATTTCTAAACCGTTTAATTTCGACCGGTTGCTTTCAACTGTGTTTCCGTGAGAATCAAGCGCTCGATTAACTCCTTCAAGTTTTGTTTCATAGCTTTTTAGGACATTTTGTGTTGTCTCAACTTCACGTTGGAATGCTCGATATTGTTCTGCACCAATATCCCCACGTTGGAATTGCGCTTCAACCTGACTTTGTGCCTGACGTAAGGTTTCTAATTTTTCTTTTGTGGTCGCAATCTGTTTAGAAAGCACCTCTTGCTTTTGAGTAAGGAGAGTGACATTACCAGTATCAAACTTTAAGGCTTTATCAATTTGTTTCAGCTCTTTAGTGGATTCTGCTGCTTCTTTATTAATTCCCTTTAAGGCCCGTTGTAACGGTTGGGTGTCACCACCAATCTCAATCGTAATGCCTTTGATGTTACCAGCCATAGTTCTCCCTCCTTTCTCTAAAAGTTATCAAAATCAGCTTGGGTTGCTCGTCTAGTTTGTGGTTTGTCAGAACGCAAGGCGACATAATCCGTCTGATAATCCAGTGCCATCCCAATAGAGATGTGTTTTAAATCATCCATAGATAGTCCAGTTTCCTTGCAACAGGACAAGTAGCTTTCTACCGTGAAGATTTCTTCACTCGCTTCATCGGTTTCATCGACTTTTTTCGAGTCGACATTCCTTGATTTAACATTTCCATCAAGACTGGTCCAATCTCCTGAATCGGAAACTCTTCCATCTCCATAAAGAAAACATCAAATGCTTTCACCCGTGGATTGGCTGATTTGGCAAATACCCAAAATAGTCGATGAAAGAAGGTCATATCAAAATCAGAAAGAATAGAGACATCCATATTTTGTGCGGTTAGCTCCTCTCCTTCTTCTAACTGATTAAGTTGGTCTAAAATAGACTTGGCATTAATCATTTGAAAGAGGTCTTGAAAGTAATCTTTACTGAATTGTTCTTTATAGGCAATCGGCGTGTAAGCATTACTTGCTAGTGGGTAAACTTTCCCACAAATCGTCACCTGTTTTCTCATGTACGACTACCTCCGCTTGCGACAGTTGGATCATATACAGACTTAAACCAATTTTTCTTCACTGTTTCGGGGGTATCTTCTGTTGTCCGACGACGAACCACCTGATCAAGTGGACGTGGACTGGCTGTGAATTTCAATTCCACTTCATTGATATCACTACCATTCTTGGTTTTTGAGCCTACTGTTGGTCGAGAGGCATAACAATAATAGAGGACATGAAGTGTCTCCTTCTTATCCCCTTCAAAACGGAACAGTAATGCGAAGTTTTTCCGAGTCGCATTGGATGATTCCGTAATCACCTTATTGGTGTCATCTAATGTTTCCCCTAACACTCGAGTTAAGAATTCTTGTGTTAAAAGGGCAACCTTCAAAGTTCCACTATAACCATCATTGGATTCGGTCGTATAAAAGTTGATATTATCCGCTTTATAGGAACCAGAATCTCCTGTTGCTTCAAGGGTCAACTCTGCAGCACCTCTTAATCGTTCAACATTCCCATAGGTTAAGGCTCCGTCACTCCCTTCCGTTGTGACTTCAGCCCAGTGGACATCTTGTAGACCAAACGTGACTTTATTTTTTTCAGCCATATTTTCTCCTTCTTAAAATGCAAAATGAAAAGCAACCTGATAAAGTTGCTCGGTATCAATATAAGTTTCAACCTTGTCAAAAAACAAATGTTGCTCCATCAGAAAAGCTTCAATCTTCTCTTCAACATAAAGGTCTTTCTTCCTTGTGTAAAGTTCAAGAATGAATTGCGCACCCTTATGGTAAACCTGATTGTCTGCCCCAAAGTTTTCTGATTGCGGACTATAATAAACCATAAAAGGCGGACTGGGACTGTGACCTTCTTCGAAGTGATGATAAGCAATCGGAAGATTTAAGGCTTTTAGCTGTTTAAAAAACTCCTTTTCGTTCATAGCTTACCTCTAATTCTCTTCTCCAAAGCTTGAACTGCTTTTTGTTCAACGGGTCCAATATGAGGACGCCCGGAAACTCGACCACCATTTTGTTTGGCATAGCCATTCTCAAGTAGATGAGTTAGGCCTGGTGTCCGATTATGAATCGTTTTCGTTTTACCAGTGGACGTGCTACTCGTTTCCTTTGAAGTCCACCCTCTCACATAGCGACCACTCCGCTTGGGCGATGTAGATTTTAGAGTCGCAATCGCCTCGTCCGTTACAGCATCGACGGCTTCAACTACCGTCTCTGTTGTTTGATGCAAGTATTCCTCTAGCTCCTTTTCAATAGCCCTACTCAGTTCGTCAGCTCTCATGGCTCTTCCTCCACTCGACATTTGACCATTTTCTTTTCAAAAAAGACATGGTCAATTGAAAGAATATTAAACGATTTCCCTTGAAAGATGAGTTGTGTATTGGTGGTATCAAGTGTGGCGACTTCTGAATCATATCTAAGAGTGACTATCAGCTGTAGTTTTCGTTTCGTTTGACCCACTTCAAATATCTCATCACTATTTGCTTGATTCACACTAGCCCACCGTGAAAATAAATCAGTAAACTGACTTGTTTCGTTACCAATATCATCTTGAGTAATCACACGTTTCTTGAAAAGAACTCGCCGGTTTAAAGGGGCAATTTTCATTTAAAACACCTCTTTTCGCAAACCACCCAACAGATGATAGAGGGTTTCTTTCAAATCATGATGGTTAGCCTCTTCTCGGTGCTCGAAAAGATAAGCTAACGCATAGAGCATTGCGGAGCGAATAAGCGGTGTATCCACCAACTCATCCACTCGCAATACGTCTTTGCAGAGTTCTTCACTCGTTTCAATCAAGACTTTTATCAAATCATCTTCCTCAGAAGTATCAACTCGTAGATAGATTTTAGCTTCTAAAAGCGTAAGCATATCTTACCCTTTCATGGTGAGCACTTTGACAGCTTCAGTAAGAACCAATTTTCCATCCACACGTTGGCTACCCAAGAACCCTACTTGACCACTTGTCGCATAAAGTTCGTTCAGACGCTTAAAGCTACGTCCTTGACGGTCACTAATCCAATAATGAGAGAAGTCACCGAAAGCAAGAACTTTTTGTCCAGAAGCGATTTCTGGGGCATAGCTTGACGTAAAGTATGGTCGGTTCAAAATCATGTCGGGCACACCTACCTGAACAGAAGGTTGCCAGATGTAATTTCCGTTGTTGTCCTTCAACTTACGCAGAGCCTTGACAGTAGAATCATTGAGAATCCAAACAGCATTTTTACGATATGGGGACTTGAGGGAATGATAGAGATCCATGACATCATCAAACGTAATCGTATTCCCTGCTGTTGTCACTCCTTCAGTAACCGTATGGAAAACACCTGTTGGTTTACCAGAACCATCCCCAATCAGGAATGCCTCTTCTTCTTTTGAACCAATACGGCGAGCAAATTCTTCTGCCATATAGGATTCAAGGTCAAAGACAGAGTCATGAATCAACTCCTCTGAAATCTTGATAGCTGTCCCAACCTTGTAAGCACCAAGAGTCACTTGGCCAAAGGTTTCTTCACTCTCTGGGTAAGTACCATTTTCATCCATCCACGCAGCCGTACCATGACCTGTCACCACTGGAATCTTGCGCTCACCATTTGAGGTCTTGATAATGGTTGCCAAACGACGGAAGAAGTTCTCCTCTTCAAGAGCCTTAATCAAGCGGTTCTCGTATTCATCAGGTACTAAGTAACCACCTTGACCATCATTCCCAATGTTCAAGGTATTATTAACGTCAAAGAAATTCTTTTGACGCACATTTTTCCAGAATGATTGGTTGTAAACAGTTGAAGCCGTACCTGTCTTCTCATCACCACCAGCATCAGTTCGTGGTTGAGAGACAATAGCTGCGCTAGTTGCTTGTGACAGTTCACGCTCAATACGTTCTTGGCGTTCCAAACGGTCAATCTCTTTTCCAAGGTCAACCACTTCTTGTTCCAACTTATCGTAGCGTTCACTATCTTCCTGTGAAATCATGCCCTTTTCATCACGACATGAATCTAAGAAGTTCTTGGCTTTATCCCAAGCCCTGGCACGTTTTTCTCGTAGTTCTAAAATTGTGTCCATAGTATAAATGTCCTCCTAGGGTTTTAATAACTGTAGTCGTTTTTCCAAGGTGCTTACTGCAACCTTGGGTTTATCTATCAACTGTTCACACTTGGCGACCACTTGATTGGTTACTGTCTGCATTGAAAATGCATAGGCATCTTGTGGCTCATCATTGTCATGAGTGCCATCGAAGATAATCTGATCCGCAAAACCTAACTCAACCGCTTTCTTTGCATTGAGCCAAGTCTCTCCATCCATGAGATTTGAGAGTTTCTGACGACTTAGAGATGTCTTAATTTCATAAGCGTTGATAATCGACTCCTTCACTTCATTTAGGAGCTGAATAGCTTTTTCCATCTCACGTTTGTCACCACTTGCAAAAGTGGCCGGATTATGAATCATCATCATAGAGACTGGACTCATGTTTACAATTGTTCCAGCCATGGCAATGACAGATGCTGCACTAGCCGCAATGCCATCAATGTTTACGGTGACTGCTCCTTTATAATCCATTAACATGTTATAAATCTGAGCAGCCGCAAAAACATCTCCACCCGGGCTATTAATCCAAAGCGTGATATCTCCTTGTTCTGAAAGCAATTCATCTTTAAAGAGTTGAGGAGTTATCTCATCCCCAAACCAAGATTCACCGGCAATCACACCATTTAAAAAGAGGGATCGTTCCCCCTCATTTTTGACCCAATTCCAAAATTTACGCATCTTTGATAAAACCTCCTGCGTCTTCTAACTTGGTCATGTTGCCATTGACCAAGTAAAGGTCACCACCTTCTTCTTTTGAAAGTGGGTTCATGTCCTCTAAGCGTCTAATATCATTTGTTGACAACCAACCATTTTGACGGCCTATGGCATAGCCATTCATCCGACTCTGATAGTCCCCTCTTAACAAGCCATCCACATTGAATTTGATAAAATAATTCTTCTTCTCATCAGGTAAGAGCAGAGCTTTTTGAAAGGCTTGTTCAAATCGAACTACCCATGGGTCTAGCGTGTACTTCACAAACTCCAAGGACTGTTGTTCAATATTTGAAAAAGAAGATTTCTCCAAGTCGCCAACCATATGAGGTGGTATCCGATAGAGTCTTGCAATTTCATTGATTTGAAACTTACGTGTCTCTAAGAACTGGGCTTCATTGGGTGGAATCCCAATAGTCTTATAGCTCATGCCTTCTTCAAGGACAGCAACCTTATGGCTATTGTTTGTGCCTTGATAGACTTGATTCCACGAATCTCTAACCTTACTGGGGTCTTTGAGAATACCGGGATGTTCCAAAACACCTCCGGGATTCGCACCGTTCGCAAAGAATGATGCACCATACTCTTCAGTCGCCAAGGTCATACCAACGGCATTTTTTGCCATAGCAATCGGTGAATAACCAATTAGACCATCAAAGCCAAGGCCAGGTACATGAAGAACTTCACTCTTCTTAAGAATGATATTGCCCTTGTCCTTAAAGTTTGGGTTATCCTCTTCACTCCGTTGATATACATAATAGAGTTCACCCTTATCATCTCTCTTGACGGACACCCTGTCTGGTAGCAAAGGATACAAGGCTAAGACTTGTCCTCTTCCATCACGAATAATCTGGGCATAAGCATTGCCCCAAATCAAGAGGTGAGTCATGAGTGTCTCACGAAAGACAAAGGAAGTCATGTCTGGATTTGGTTCATCATGAAGTA